CTTCGTGCTCTAGGGGATTATAAAAGTTTTTATCACGAAGCTGCTGAAGAGTAGGAAATTTTCCATCAAAAGTACCGGGGTCCAAGCCATACTGTTTAAAACGCCGAAGGTCCCAACGATCGTGCGCCGAGGCCAGCACTCGAAGGTGGAGAGAGCCTTTTTCTCGCATCTCGACGGTAATTAAGTTAAAAACATATTCCAAATATCCAAAAATAAAAGGATCAGAACCGTAGGTACCATAAGCGTGTCCGATAAGAGAAAGGGCCAAATCTAACAAATCTCGTTTCGCGGGCTCGCGTCCCCAAGCGAGCTTAGGAACTAACTCGGAAAGGGGGCGCCAGGGTAAATAAATAGCCTGACCTGGTCGCTCATCAGGGTTTATAATGGCATAATGTTTTAAAAAAATGACCCCTCGCTTAACCAGCGCTCCATTCTTAATGTCGGAGTGAAACTGAGTCGTCTCATGAATGTCTCGAATCTCCATACCGTGATTCTCCTTCAGCCAACGAACGTAGCCGTAATAAGAAAAATTATCGACCCAAAAGGGCTCGTCAACTAATGAGAGTATGTGGTCATCTCCGTAAACGACGTATATGACGGCTAAGAAAAAACCCGCCCAAGCTTTTTTTTGGTCTTTTGGAGACATTTTAGATATTTGAATGACAGAATACCAACAAAATAAAAAAAGATTAATCCAGGAATTAGCGTGAGAAGTCTGGTACTGGCCGGAAGGAATATGACCCTGTATGCGAACCCATAAGTCATACACTAAATGCTGAACCCGGTCGATCATACGCTCTGCTACAAATCGACACACCTGAGTGAGTATGGCGTAAATCTCTGGATCCTTCTCCTTGGAATAATAAGCCATCATTTCTTTACAGTAAATCTCTACTAAAAGGCGACGTATCGATTGGTCCCATTTCGAAAAGTCGCCGTCATAAAAACGGCGGGGTCGAGCATCCGGACTAAGAATGCGATAAAGATGCTCCATGCCACCCCACGTCCATTTCTGACCTATTCGTATGTTTTTCTTCTCAAAAACCATCTTCGGACGAGATATGAGACGCTCCATCAAAATCATAGTTAAATTAGGAATAACGAACAACCGCATTTTTGACGTTGAAGCCTTAGTCCAGTAAGAGTCGTCACGCAATTTCGCTAATTCCAAAAATACGTGCTCATACTTCGCCGATGTACTAAACGAAACCCAAGGAGGAATTCCAGTTTCCAAGAACTCCCCTACCGCTTCTTTAGCTGCGTCGAGATTTTCTCGTTTCTTTCCCTTTGGATTAATGACCACAGTCATCCCGTCAATCAATAGTTCTCGAGCCTTATCCTGATTTATCCCGGCTCCTGTATGTAACGGCATATCCTCCGCCTCGTCAAGGTCCAAAGATGGCATAACCTTTCCTAAATGTTGCTCAGTGTTAAGCATCTTATAAAGCATTTTCTTTGCTGAATCAACAAAATCCAACATGGGAAACAATGACGGAGGAGGTTTTTGCTCTCGGCTCATGGACTTAATTCCATGAATTAACTTTTCTTCAATATTAATGGTCGAAGAAAGAACTGTTGGACGTCCTTTATAAGTACCGAAAGCCATTTTATACGGGCTTAATTTATTAAAAGCTAGCTCAACCAGAGTCGGGATACGCGTCGAACCTATTCCTGTGTCGACCTCGCAATTGTAAAATTCATTCATTCCAGGGGGAACCCATAACCGATGGTGCTTCCAGATGTAAGCATCACCTTTCAGAATTATCTCTTTAACTTTCTGATGGATGTAGGAAATTGCTGGAGTCGGATCATAATTGTGTTCCACCGGAGGAGAAATTAAAGTCATATTGGGACTAGACCTAATAATCCGCACTAAATGCTCTCGTATAGAAGGCGCATAAAGCCGTGTGACTATTCCGTCTGTTACTGTAAAGTTACGTCGAACATCATCCATTACCCGCCTCATACGGTCTTCATCTGACAGTCGGACGTGAAACTTCGTGTACCTGGGAATAACCACCGAGTAACCCTCAGTAATGCTCCCAGCCTTACCTCGCAAAACATAATCGCAATCACAACCCTTATGCGTGCAGTGCTCCTGGACTACTCCTTTTATCTCCCCCGATTCTTCAAAGTAATTCTTCACTCGATTTCGATAGAACATTTTTCCTAATAATTCGTCTTTGCGTGCTAGTCTCTTCAACTGATCCAGGACTGCGTACCGACTCGGGACGTGTTGATCCAGATAATTTTGAGCAATCCAACCCAAAAATCCGGGTTTTGAAAGCCTTGAAAAATGTCCATAAATGCTCCGTG